GATCCCATCCCACGCCTTCGCCACACCCTGAGCCGCCGCGCCCACTGCTTGCGCGACGACGAAGACCTTGCCCATGACTTCGAGCAGCTTCGTGTACTTGGCGGCCAGCCCTTCAAGACCGAAGTCTGCACCCGTCGCGCTCGCCTTGATTGCGCGGGCCGCGTCCTCTTGGGCGTCCTTGAACTTGCCGGCCGCGGCGGTCGCGCTGCGCTGGCGAGCTTCTAGCTTAGCGAACTGAGCCTCGAGGGCCGAGACGTCTGCCCCGGTCGCCTTGAGTTGTGCGATCTCGGCCTGGAGCTTGTCGAGCTCCATCGAGGCGAGCCCGGCGGCCTTGGCAACGCCCTTGCCGCCGGACTCGGCCTTCGTCGCGAACGATGCGACCGATTCTTCGGCCTTCTTGAATGAGGCGTCGAGCCCCCCAAGCTCCTTCTTCGCTTGGGAGGCGTCGGCCTCTACCCTGAACTTGACCTTGTCGTCGGCCATGCGGCCCTTACGGGATCGCCGTGATCCCGGTGTGACAGATCACCTCGAAGTCGCTCTCGACCGTGAGCGCCGAGCCGTTCGGGGTGGTGTAGGCGTAGTTGTTGGAAGCCGGCGGAAGGCGACACTCGAGGACCATCGCCTCGTCCAGTTCGCCCGAGACGGTCTGCCCGGTCAGGCGGCAGTGGGGAGCGACGAACGAATAGCCGTAGTGAGCGGCGGTCGCGCCGATCACCGTGTCGGAGTACGCCTCGGCGATGAAGGCGATCGTGCTCGCCGAGAGCAGCGCGCGCTCGAGCGTCAGGTCCACGAAGCGCCGGTTGAGCGAGATGTTGACGGTCTTGAAGCCGGCGGCGTAAGTGCCCACCGGATGCTGTCCGCCAGGCACGTACCGCGTCTCGCTCGTCTCGCGCGTGGCGGTGATCGTGATGCCGCCGTCCATCGGGATCTCGGTCCCGTCGACCAAGAAGCGGCAGTTGACCTCGGGGATAACGACCTCGGTCTCGAAGCTCGGAGTCCAGCGGTCGCGCCGCTGGTCGAACTTCCAGATGTCGGAGGCCGGGTAGCCGTAGATCGCCATCGCGGTCTGCGAGATGGCCGCGATGCCGTCCGCCTCGGTGATCGTCACCGTGGCGAGGTAGACGTCGCCAGCCGGGGTCGCCGGAGCCACGCTCAGCCCAGTCCCGGCCTTCGCGCCCTTCGTGACAACCGGAGTCGTTGCGCTGGTCGAGAACGAGACCACCGCCTTGTACTCCTCGCCGACGCCGAGCACGCCATCCGATGCCGTCTCGTTGATGTCGACCGCGGCCGGAGCAGCGAGCGTCTTGACCACGCCGGCGTAGTTCCAGGTCGAGGCCGCGACACTCACCGTGTCGGCGTCCGTCTCGGTGACCGTGCCGCCCGTCATCAGGTAGGTGGTCGACGCCTGCGGGAAGTACGCCTCGATCCGCGAGCCGAACGTGCCGAGCATCGTGTCCGTGCTCGCGTAGTTCAGCCGCGTCCAGGTGTTGAAGGTCGCCGTCTGGCTGCTCGACTCGGTGCCGCCAGCGCCAACCCGACAGGTGAAGGTCACGGTCGTCGCGGTCTGTGAGACGATCGTGATGTAGATGTCGTAGTCGACCGTCGGGTCGTAGTTGCCCGACCAGTCGTGCCGCAGGATCGGAGCCTCGATCCCGGTCCCGGTAACGCTCGGGTCGTCGTGGAAGTCGACCTTGCCCGAGTTCAGCGGGAAGGTCAGCGCCACGTTCTGCCGCGAGGCGATGTTGAGCGTGAACCCGCTCGGGATCACGTCCACCGCGCGGGCCGCGTAGCCCTTGTCGTCCTCGCCGATCACCGTGAGCTTGTCAAGCTCCTGCGTCCCGCCGCCGTTCTCGCGGAACCAGTCCGAGATCCGGTGCAGGTAGTGCGCGCCTGAGACGTTGGCGCTCAGGCTGCCCTGCGCGAAGCTCTTGAAGAGCGCGAGCTGCGCCGAGTCGTTGGCGTTGAGGTCGCCCATGTTGAACGGGCCGACGCCACCGACCTCGAACTTGCCGATGAGCGGGAGGCCGCGGGTAGAGCCCGACGTGAGCGCCGCGCGCTCGACGCTGGCCCGGCCGAGCTTCATCGGCGAGCCGTTGTGGTAGAAGTCGATGAATCCCGAGGTGGCCGGCACGCCGTCCGCGGACTGACGCGCCAGGCGACGGATCGAGCGGGTCGGGTCGCCGCTGCCGCTGCCGTAGAACGAAGTGACTGCCATTGTCGAGCCTCCTATTTACCCGCCCGCCGACACGACGGTCCGGATGCGTTGAGTGTCCACATCGAGCGTGACCTCGTACTCCCACGGAATCACGAGGTTCATGATCTGCCGCGCGCCATCGGGTGCCGGATCGCGCCGGAAGGTGAAGCCCTGCGCGCTCACGTTGCCGCGGCGAGCGAGTTGCACCATCGTCCCGGCCGGCATGATCGTGTTCAGTTGCCGGTTCGCCGTGCTGCCGAGGATGCGGCAGATGTGGCGGGCGAGCGTGGTAAGGCCGGGCTCCCACGGCTCGGTGCGCGTTGTGTCCGCCTCCAGCCACCGGAGCACCACGTAGACCGTCACCCGCTCGAGCAGCGAGGCCGGTGCAGGCTCGCTCGACAGGCTGACCGTCGTCACGAGCAGCTTCGGCAACTGGTCGAAGTCCTGCGGGCTCACGTAGTCCACCAGTTGGATGAACTCGGAGCCGAAGATCACCGCGAGCTTGGCATCCTGCTTCAAGAGTTCGGCCACGCGCGAGGCGATCATCGCCTCCGGCGCGAGCTCCGAGTAGGTGAAGTGCTGCCGCAGCCAATCGCTCATGCGGCGCCCTCGGCCTTGCGGCGAATCCAGGTAGACAGGTTCGCGAGGAGCGCCTGCGCCATGATCGGGTTGTAGCCGATGCGCTTCGGCGGCGTGTACAGGCCCTCGCTCGCCTCGTCGTCGCTCATCGTGTAGCCGTAGGCCAGCTTCAGGAACCAGTACATCGCGTACCGCTCCTTCTGCTTCTTCGGCTTGCGGCGCAGGCTCGGCTTGGCGGGGATCGCGGCCCGCTTCATCGGCAGGTTGCCGAGCCCGATTCCGCCGGTCACGAAGGCGGCGTAGGAGACGGACGGCGGGACGGGCAACTGATTGCCGAGAGCCGTGGACGCTGCCTTGACGGGCAGATCGTCAATCGACACCTCGAAGAAATCCTTGCCGACGACCTCATCGCCGCCTGGCCCGCTGCCGAGCGCCGCGTTCCAGATCACACCCTCGCGGACCTGCGCATCCATCGGCAACCGGCCACCCGTATAGGCGGGCTCGACCCAGGGCCGGATGAAGCCTTCGGGAGTTCGCCACGCGCGGGCCTTGATCTGATCGTAGTAGCCACCCTTGCCCATGCGGACGATCCGCGGCCCTTCGGCCATTGCGCCAGTGAAGTCGCCTGCATCCACGACGTCGAATAGCCCGTCGATAAACGGAGTCGTTCGCTCGAATGAAGCGCGCACCTTGACGCCGCTGCGAAGGCCGGGGATCGGCAGAAATGCCGTCTGCGTCATCGTCACAGCAGCGGACTCCGCCACTTCGCCACCGTCTGCGCGGCGAACGGGATGCGGTCGAGTAGGTTCGGCTCTCCCGTGCGCTGCTCGCCCATGCGGGAGTCGAGAAAGAGCGCCTTGCAGCAGTCAAACACGAGCTGCCGGATATCGGACGGCACGGTGGCCCCACTCGCGTACCCGCGCGAGTAGACGGCTTTGATATTGCGGACGCCCTCCGGCCACGGCTCGAGCAGGTTGATGACCTTGCGGTCCTCGTGCTCGACGTAGGCGATTGGCGTCTGAACCCACGACGAGAGCAGGCTGTCGCGCGTGTACATGGCCGGCTCGGCGGTCGGCGTGTCGGTGATGTAGATGACCTGTTCGCCGTTGCCGTCGAGGTACTCGGTGTAGCCGGTGTCCGTTGCGCCGAAGTATCGGCCGGTCCACTGCTGCACGAGTGCCACGGCACGGACCTCGATCGCCGTCAACAGCGTGTCGTTCGCCGTAATGCCTTCCTGTACCAGCCAGGTCCGCAGCTCGCTCAGGTCAAGCACGTCGCGCCCTCCGGCCCCGCTTGAACAACTCCGGCCCGGTCACCTTCGACTCGGACGGACCGGCAACGGGCGAGGCATCGGGGAAAACTCCCCACCCCTCGCGGATAAAGATGCTGGCGAGCCATGCCGGGATGCGGTAGGACTCGCCAGCCTTGAACTCGCTGAGCGTCAGATGGTCCACGCTGGCCTGCGTCGTCTTGAGGACGCGCACCTCGACCGGATCGCCAGAGGCGAGAGCCGGAGCGAATTGGACTAGCAGGCCAGGGTCAACCATGACTTACGCCACCGGAGCCACGCGGGGCGAACCGAGGATCGCGACCGCCGAAACGAAGCCCTGGAAGGTGCCGGCCTCGGTGGCGACGAGGCGGACGTACCGCTTGCCGCCGACGTAGCCGACCTTCGACATGACCTGCACGTCGTCGGCCGTGGTCGAGTTCAGCACCTCGAACGAGCCCTGGAGGTACGAAGCCGCCGAGGCCGCGTCGCCGAGAGCCGCCTCGTCGCCGTGCTCGACGGTGAAGGTGTAGGTGTTGGACCCGTCCGCAGCCGAGATCGCGCCCGTCTGGACGATGAACGCGCAGGACTCGTAGCCCTGAAGGTCGATGATCGGGTTGTCGGCCTTGGTCGCCGAATACTCGGCGGGGTGCATCGCGGCAACAGCCTTGATGTTGTCCTTGAGGTCATTCAGCATCGGTCACTCCTTAGTACAGGTAGAGGCAGATGGCAGAAGCGGCCGAACGGTCCGTGATCCACACGATCGCGTCGTTGCTCGCCTGGTAGTGGGTGAAGTAGTTCGTGTGCTCGATGAGGTTGGCGAATGAGTGGGTTCCGGTGTTCGCGGTATCCAGCGACAGCACCGAAAGGATGCCGTCTTGAATGATCGAGTCGCCGAGAGCTTCCTCGTCGCTTGCGTCCCACTTGTACATGGTGTCGATCCAGACATTGAACGCGCCCTGAGCGAGCGCGCCCGCCGTGCTGAGAACGACGCCAACCTTGTCCACGACGTTGCCCGTACCCGCCGCGAGAGCCGAGATATCCACCTCGACCCACTGCCACGAATTCGCGGTCACGGCCGGAACGTTGTACGTCTGGTCCGGCGAGGCGTCGGTGTCGTCAATCAGGATCACCAGATCTCCGGCGGTCAGCGCCACGTCCGAGTAGATCCAGAAGCCGATCGACTCGTTGGCCTCGAGGTCGTCGTTCGTGATGTCCGTGACAGCACCATCGGTAGCCGCAGCGGTCGCAGCGAACGCCAGCTTGAGAGAGCCGGCGCCCTCGCGGATGTGGGTGGTCGAAGTGCTCACCACCACGTCAGCATCCACCGCCGTCCACTCGCCAGCCGGCGAATCGTCGGTGTAGAGCGTGGTCTCGACGCTGCCGTTGGTCCCGGCGGCGAGGCTCACGAGGCTGAGCTTGAGCTTGCCGCTGATCGTGTTGTAGGCGAAGTTGTCGCCACCGCTCGAATCGGCCGACACCGTGAGATCGCCGGCCAGAGTCGAAGCGCCGGCCACGGTGAGAGCCCCGGACAGCGCCGTGGTGGTCGCCGCCGAGGTGAACGTCGCGCCGCTCGCGACGGCCAGCGCGCCGCCCGATTCGATGGTGAGCGAGCCGCCCGACTGCACGGTGCACGCGCCACCGTTGGCGATCTCGAGCGCGCCGCCGATCACGGTGGTCGCGCCGCCCTGCTCGTTGTAGTTCGTGCCCGCACCCTGAGCCAGCGCAAGCGCCGGGATCAGGAAGAGGCTCAGGAGGATGAGAGTCCGCTTCATGGTCGCCACCCTTACGCCGACACGACCTGGATGCGGAACGCCTCGGGACGGAGGCACTGCCCGCCCACGCGACGGGTCGCGTAGAACTGGACGTACGGCTTGGCCGAGTACGGGTCGCGCACGAGGCGAATGCCCTGGCGGTCGACGACCTGGTACATCGAGAAGTCGCCGATGACGATCGGGTAGGTGCCAGCGCCGATGGCCGGCATGTCGGTCGCCTCGAGGTACGGCACACCGAGGATGCTCGCCGGCTGGAGGGCGGTCAGGCCCGGCTGCCAGAGATACTGCTGCATCCCGTCCTTGAGCTTGCGGATGTCGCGGATCGTGGCACGCGCGGCCAGAATCCGAGCGTTGCGCGAGTAGAACTCGGGCAGCGCGTAGACCAGGTTGATCAGGCCGTCCGCGGTGAGGAGCGTCGCGTGGCCCGAGTTGACGGTGCTGATCCCGTTGGCGGCGTCGAGGATGCCGAGCGGCTTGCCGACACCGTTGCCGTCGATGAAGGCGTCGTTCTCGACCTGCGCGAACCGCTCGCCGATGCGCGACACCAGCCACGACTCGACACCCACGGCGTCGTCGAGGGCGGTCTGCGTGGCGTACGGCATGGCGTACATCTCGTGGGCCGGGATGACGAGCTTCGAGAGCGTCGGGCTCGTGGTCTCGGTGCGGGCGGCCGTCTCGCCAACCCAGCCAGTGCTCATGTCGAGGTTGGCCTCGCGGACGACCTCGAGCTGGTGGCCCTGAGTGAGCGTCTGCACGGCCGCGATCTCACGGACGGGCGACCGCTCGCGCAGGTAGCTGATGATCCCGGCGCGCATCGTGCTCGGCACGAGGTAGCCGCCGTCCGGGTCGCTGTTGCTCGCGAGAGCCTTCGACTCGTCGGGCGTCAGCTTCTGATCGCCCTTGCAGACGTAGTGCAGGAACGCGGACTTCTCCACGTCCGGCGCGTCGGTCGGCGGCGGATCGACCGGGCGGCCGAGGCGAGCGGCCATCTTCTCCACCGCGTCGAGCTTGTCCTGCACGCGCGAGAGGACTTCCTTGGTCTCGCCGAGCTCCTCGCCGTACTTCTTGCGCTCGGCGTCGGCCTGGTCGTTGTACGCCTTGAACTCGGCGTGGACCTGCTTGAGCTGCTCGAGGATCTGGTTACCTTCCATGCTGAATCTCCTGTCGGATGGCGTTGAACCGAATGGCGGCCAAGAGCGACTGGAGCTGCTTGTCAATCTCCGGGTCGGGCTGGTCCTGCGGCGGCTCAGCAGTGGGCTGCTCGCCCGGCTGCAAGAGTGCGGTGAGTGACTTCGATGCGGACGGAAGGTCCGCGAGAATCTGCTGGACGATCGCGAGCTCTTCGTCGGTGAGCGCCTCACGCATCTCGGATAGCGACCTGATCGCGCTCGCAGCGTCGGCTAGCGACGGCATCGCCTTCGCTCCGAGCACGCGGGCCTCCTCGTTGGCCGGGAAGGTCACGAAGCTGTACTCCCAGAGCTTGACCTCGCGGATGACGCGGGTGCTCTTGCCGTCCACGGGCTCGACGCCGAACTTACCCGGCACGAGATCGAAGCCGATCGAGACGCCCGTGACGTCGCCTGCCTTGATCGCGTGGAAGGCGTTGCGGCCCCAGTCGGTGTCCCGGTTGAACTGCGTCACCGTCCGCAGCCCGCGCGAGTCCTCGGCAAGCTGGATCGCCTTGCCGACCGGGATGCGCGGATCATGCTGCCAGAGCACAGCGATCCGGTCGCCGCGCTCGGAGATCGACTTCCGAAACGCGCCCTCGGCTACCACATCGCCAACCAGGTCCCGGTCCCGCGTCGAGGCGTACGCCTCGACCGTGAACTGGTCCTCGTTCGCTGAGAACTCGGTCGCGATCTCTTTGCGAATCATGGCTGCGTCACCTTGCTTTCATAGATCAGCAGGCCGCACCGGCAGAGCGGATGCACCTCGCTCGGGCCAGGATGGTCAACGAACTTGCCGAGCCCTTCGACCCAGAACTGTTCGGACATCGGGATGCGGTGCTTGTCCATCGGAGCACAGATCGGACAGGGATCGCCGCCGAAATCCTGCACGGTCACCCACTCCTTGATCCCGTCCTCGAGCACGCCGGTCTGCTGCGCCTGCTTCGCGGATTCGAGCTGCGCGGCGCGGGTGGAGCCAACGGCCTCGACGTCGCCAATCGCTTCGGCGCGCTCCAGCAGGGCCGCATCGATCCACTCGGACGCCGCCTGCGACACCTCCTGCGGTGTGCGGCCGGCGGCTCGGAGCGAGCGGATGTACTCCTGAACCTGAGCCGACTGCGGCGCGTTCAGCAGTAGCGCCTTGCGGAGGAACCGCGTCATACCGGAGCGCCCGAGAGCTTCGGGCAGCAGCGCGCCCTTCGCCGCCTCCAGGGTACGGCGAGCCCCGCGCTCGGTCGCCTTGACGAGCTGGTCAACCGTCGTGCGCGTGCGGTCCTCGGCCCACATTGCAGCCTGCCCACCATCGAAGCCGACGACCTTGCCGAGCGTCTTCGACAACTGACGCGCGGCCACTTCACCGGCCGCGGTGAATGCCTTGATCAGCGGGCCGATGAACGACTTGAGCTGCTCGGCGAGGATGCCGAAATCCAGCCGCTTGACGAGATCGTCAACCCCGGCGCGGGTAAGCATGTCCACGAGATCCTCGGCCGGGATCGTCTTGCTCATCTTCTTCGAGGCGCGGAGGAATAGGTCGGCGAGCTCGGGCGCCAACTGGTCGGCAATCTTGTCGAGCTCGGCCAGCGCAAGGCGGCGGTCGTCACGCTTGGCCTTGAACTCCTTGGCGTTGCCCTCGGCTGCGGCCGGTTGCGGAAGCTCATCGGTATCCGGCTTGGCAGCCGTGTCCGGTGCGTCCTCGCCAAGTTGGGAAGGATCGTTCCCATCCTGGGTATCCGCGAACGGGTTCGGCGCAGGCTCCTTGAAGTCCTCGACCTCGAGGTCGAGCTCGACGAGTTCGGCCGCGGCCTCTGGCTCGACTCGGTTCTGCACGAGCGTCGCGTAGACGTTGGCCTTGGCGACGAGATCGGACTTGAGGGCCTCGACGCCCGAGGTATCGAACCGCAGCCACAGATCCTTGCTATCGCCGAAGTGCGGCATCAGCGAGCGCGAGAGGACCGACGCGAGACGGTGCGCGGCAGGGATCGCCGTGTTACGCCATGCAACCTTCTCGGCCGTAGCGAAGTTCGAGTAGGTCGGGTCGCCGATGCCGAAGTAGCTCGGCGGGAAGCCGAGCGCTACGCAGATCTCTTGAATGTTCTGCTGCACGCCCTCGGTGACCTGCGACTCGCGGGCGCTCATCGACGTCGGCGCGAACGTGGCCCCGCCGGACAGGATCAGGAACCGCTCGGCCTCGGAGCCGGTGTGGCGATTCTTCATCGCCGACCGGGCCTCCTCCCACTGCGGCTTCGTGAGCGGCTGCGGGAAGCTCAGGACACCATCGACGCCGAGCCGGTTCTGGAGCGTAAGCTTCTTCCAGTTTCCAGCCTCGACGTCGGTGTCAACGGCCTTCGCGGCGGCCATGAGCGGCGACATGCCGCGGTACGGCGTGGACGGATCGGGTAGCAGGAACTGGGCGATCTGATCGGGCGTGAAGGTCTCCTTCACGCCATCCCACTCGTACTCGTAGCCCTCGATCCACATCGCCTTGTTCGGCACGGGCGACATGCCGCGCGGGTCGACCGGCCAGAGCTCGACCGGGACGCCACGCACGAAGGTCTTGAGCAGGTACGCCTCGCCGGCCAGGCCGAGGTGCAGGATCACGCGCTCGATCAGCTCGCGGCGGCCGAAGTACGGATTCGGCTGCTCGAGCAGCTCCTCGACCGGGTGGCCCTCGATCCGCTCCCACTCCTCGCCCACCTGGCGCTCGACGTACCACGGCAGCGAGGACACCATGTCAGCGAGCGACTGGAGGCAGCGATAAACCCAGACCGACGCCTTGAAGCCGTCCGTGATCGCCTTGTCGGTGTCCCAAGACGTCCACTCGGGCTGCCCGCTGCGGTAACTCGGCAGCAGCAGGCCGCCGCGAGAATCGGGGGCTGACTTGCGAGGATAGAGACCGGCGAGCAGGCTCACGATCCCGTTGATACAACGGGGCCGTGTAAACCTGTGTCAACCTGCGCGGCGGAACTTGACGGACGCTGACATCACAACGCGCTCGGTGTAGCTCGCCTTGGCCTGACGCAACCTGTCGGCGAACTCGGCTGCGGTTGCGATCCGCTTGTATATCGCCATGCGGCTGACGCCGGCACACTCGGCGGCAAGCTTGACCTGGCCCGAGCGGGC